CGTTCGTCACATGACAGCCGATCACAATAGCCGTCGTTGAGGTAGGCACTTCGTACACGTCAGCCAGCGAAGTGCCCAACGCAGCCCGCACATTCTTAAACGTATTAGCCATTTTTCAATCTCCTAACTTAGCGCCAGAATCAGCGGGATCGGATCGGATTCAACCGTTGACGGTAGTGCCGCCCACTTAACCCCAGCAGCCTCCGCAGAATCCGCCGTCAGCACATAGTCATTCGTGCCAACCGGGACACGCGCCGGGGTAGACGCAGCAGACGCCGCGAACAGGTCACCTTTCGTGGTGAGGGTTGACTTCGCGACCGCGCCGACGTCGGCAGCCGACGGCAGCGTGTGGACGTGGTCAGACCTCGATGCCGTGGTTGCGGTGCCCGCAGCTGCGGTGCCGAGGGGTTGGGGTGAGGTGTCGGAGAACACAACGTCAAGCGTTCTCGATGCGTTCAAGTTACCGCCACCGGCCAAGCCTGTACCGGCAGTGATTGTGGTTGCTGTACCGACCGCGCCAACATCGCCGGCGGTGGGTAGACCGTGGACGTGGTCGCGGCGGCTAATGTCAATCGCTGTGCCCGCAGCGGCAGCACCGAGCGCAGCCGGTGTGGTGTCGGACAGGTTAGCGACCAAGGTGCCGCCCGTCGCGGTACCTAGTCCAGCGCCGTACAGCAGAGCAAACTCGCTGCCAACGTAGGACAGGGGAGCGGATGCAGTGAGGTCACCGATTTCGCCCTGCGGCCCGGTCATCAGTACAAAGTCCAGCACCGCATCTGTGGAGGTGCCGGAGTTGGTTACCTCGGCAGTGCCACCAAAGGCCACCGTGCCGATGGTGCCAATGGACACTGTGGCCGCCGTACCCTGGGGGCCGGTTGCGCCGGTATCGCCAACGTCTCCGCGGGGGATCTGAAAGTCGAAGACAGCCGATCCGGTCGTGCCGGTGTTGGTAACCGAGACCGTGCCACCCGCCGTGCCCGTAGTGACAGTCCCAACCTCGATGGTGGCCGCGTCGCCCTGCGCGCCGGTTGCGCCGGTGTCGCCTTGGACTCCCTGCGCCCCGACGTTGCCGGGAATCAGCAGGAAGTCGAGAACCGCAGCACCAGACGTGCCGGAGTTGGTGACCGTCGGGCTGCCGCCAGCAGTGCCAGCGGTGACAGTGCCCACGGTGACTGTTGCGGCATCGCCGGTCAAACCTTGGATGCCTTGCTCGCCGTTGACCAAAATGAAGTCGAGCACCGCGGCGCTGCTACTGCCAGAGTTGGTGACCGTGCCGGGGCCAGGAAATGAGACCGTCCCAATGGTGCCTACCGCAACAGTGGCAGCCGCACCCGCTGGCCCGATGGGGCCTTGAATGCTGGCATACTCCGGGCCAAGTTCAGCAGCGGGCGCGATGTCGGCAAGGTAGACAGTGCCTGCACTGCCCGCACTCGTCGGTAGCAGAATGTCGTAGGACTGGCTGATGCCATCGACCAATTCCTCAACGCGGTAGAACCAGTTCGCGGGCTGTAGATCCTCGTCATCCGTAACGGGCAGCGTGACGGTGAAGTCACCGGCAGTGCCTAGCGTCAGGGTTACCGGGCTGTTGGGGATAGCGATATCGGCGCCGGAGTTGGTCAGCCACCTGTTAGGGATGAACGTCACTGAGCCGGTGGAGGGTTGGCCGGTAGGCGTCAGGTAAGTACCCAAGACCACTAGCGTGGATGTGTTAGCGGGAAGCGCCATTAGTTGTCCTCCAGGGCTTCGATGCGGGCGGTCAGATCTTGGATGGTGGCTTGCTGGTCTTTCACGACTGCGAGCAGCGCGGCGAGGATCGGCGTATCTCGCACGGACGACGGTTTGCCCTCGTCGTCAATACTGACGGCGATGGGGAACTTGGCGTGAACATCTTCAGCAATGAAGCCAAGCGCACGCCAGTCCGTGCCCTCGCCGTCTTCTATCCATGTGAACTCCGCGACCCCGACGTCAAGGATGTCTAGCGGATTGACTGTGGCGACATTGCTCGACCTGTCCGGCTCCACATGGTCAAGCGGATTCGCGAGACTTGTGATGTCGTACTTGAGCCGTTGTGTGGAACCCTTTGCACGAAGGATGCTGCCGTTGAATCCAGCGTCCTCCGTTGTAGCGCCTATGTTAGCAGCCGCTCCGGGCAGATCGACGGAAGCAAAGACTACTTTCAATGTTGAGGACTCAACTTTGCCGCAATAAATATCCGAGTAACCAGAAGACGAAAGATTGTCAAAGTACACGTCAGCACTTTGAAATATGCAACCTAGGGGAGCCCCAAAGATACGACCAACAGTGGAACCGCTATGGACGAACTCAATAGCATCGTAGATGCCCGACACTGCGTTGTCAGACAGTCGTACTCGGTTACCGCCAGCCGAAGTCTGAACCGTGGCACCAGTCAACGTCCCGCCACTAACCCGGTCGGCGCTAATCGAACCGGCGTTGATCTTGTCGGCGCTCAGGCTTTGAATCTTCGCGTCAGTAATAGCGGCGTTAGCAATCAGCGCATTACCAATAGCACCGGTAGCGATGATTGCACTATCAGCAGTGATGGCACCGGCGGCAAGTTGGCCCGTACTAATCGCCCCCGCCGATATCGCTGACGTCCCCCATTGCCGCTGCACCCACGCGCCCCCCGTGAGCGTGTAGTAGGACAGGTTTGTCGTGTTGATCCACGTTGACCCGTTCTTTGGCTGCTGGCTTGAACCGCTGCCGGTAATCGCTGGCGCGGTCGTCCCCACAAATTGTTGAATGCCACCAATAGCGGTGGCGTCGAAACTGACAAGATCCGCCGTGATCTCACCCGTACCAATATTCGTCGACAACACAAAACCCGCAGACGCCGACTGCTCCGCCGAAGGCTCACCCACCGTACCGTCAGGAGACACCAGAACAAAGACCACATAATACGTAGCACCCGAGGTTAGACCATTGACAACAAGCCGCTCACCCGCCCCAACCTGGCCCTTCAAAGTAGAAGGGGCAGGAGTGAACCCCGATGTAGCCGACACATGAACCTGAACCGTTGTCCCCGCCGGGTACGGGTCCCCATCATCATCCAGCCCCGGCCAAATAAGAGATAGCCCACCAATATCCGAGAACAGAACAGGAGTGCTAGGAACCCTAGGAGTCGACGGGTCATCATCAACCACCGGAACGGGCTCGAAAGACTCCCCAGGGCCACCGGGGCCAGGAGTTGGCCCGCCAACAATAGGCGAGGTGGACGATGACGACGAGCCAACAGCGCCCGTGGCCCTGATCATGTCTTGAAGTTTTTGCTCCCAGATGCGCGGAGGTCGACGCATACCCTCATCAGTCATCGAAAACCTCCATCTCTGGCATGAAGCGAGCCGTACCTTGGTCGTCGACCATCGACAAACTCAGCACCCGTGCGCGACGTGTGCCGTTACCTTGCGGCGCTGGGATCAGGATAATGTCGCCGACATCGAAGTTGACATATGGCACGACGCCAGGCACCGCGATTGCGTCCACCGTTGATGCGGTAACCCGTTGGCGCCCTAACTCATCGAGTAGGCGTTGAGTAATGATGCGCGCGGTGGATCGTGAGCGTGTACTGCCAGCCTCAACAAATGTTTCGCGGCGTCCTCGGGTGTCCACATTCGTGGCCACCTGCTGCCAGCCGTCGACGTTTTGCACGAGTGCTGCAGTCTTGTATTTAGGCTCAGCACTAGTCTCATACGACAGCAGGTTGCGGGCGATCTCAAGCTTGACGGTCGCTGAGCGATCAGTGCCACGCGGCTCGGCTGCATTGAGTTGACAGGTCACGGGGTTAATCCATATGTCTACACCGAGGTCAACCATCGCGTCGTACACGCTGAGCAGATCAGTGCCTACCCGCAAGAACAGGTCGACGTAGTTAGACCATGAGCCCGTGGTCGGGGTGGCGGTGGAGAACGAGAACGTAAACTTGCTAGCGCGGTAAACGTCGCGCGCGATTGCCTCGGTAATCAAGGTGCGCAGAATGATCGCGGGGCGCCACCGTGGCTCCTCTGTGGCCACCAACCATCCGCCCTGATTAGTGCGGCGTACTGGTGCTGATGATCGATCCACGCGGCCCTGGTTGTCTACCTTGAATGCCGTCATTAGAAAACCGGCGTAGCGATCCTCGTACAGGCGAATATCAACGCGCGCATCCTGGAGAATGTCGATGATGGCGCCACCCGTGGCAACCGTCGACAACTTGAATGAGTTTTCCTCGGCCTGCCGGACAAAGTAGTTTACGCCCGTCGACAGCCCAGTGCCCGCACGGGAGATGCTGCTCACACGAATGCGCGTGCCGTTGATCAAACCATGACCGGATGCGCTGACCTCATCGCTTTCGGCGTTGATGTTGACCTCGTCGCGTTCCCAGGGTTTACCGTTGCGCACGCGGACACCAATGGTGTGCTCACCGGCGCCTAGTCGTGTCGTATAGTTGGTGACCTGGGAGAAACTTGGCGCGTTCTCAGTGAACCGGCTGCTGGACATAACGAGTGAACCGTCGAGGTACATCTCAAAATAGTTGTCAGCGGTGGCAAAGAACCGCACGCGCGTTGAGGCGTCTAGGTTAATCGTGGAGCGAAAGTAGTTGACCGATCCCTCGGGCACAGTCTCAGCGGTTGGGCTACTTGACCAAATCCATTGCGCGTGATTGTCGGGCCAGTTGGCCGGCAGACCTTTACGGGGTGAGGTGTCATCCTTGTACTTGACACCAACAGGAGCGGCAAAGGTAACCGATGACAGCCAGGTGCCCGACTCGCTGGCGTAATTGAACGGGCGTTCGTCAGCGGAGGTTTCGCGTAGCCCGCCCTGCGGGTAAACGATGGCATCCTCCAGCCACGACAACAGGCCGCGACCGCTAACGGTCAGCAGCTGCTGGCCACTCGATGTCGCGAGGGTCCGGTCTTGTTTCTCAACTACCCAAGCAAACCGAGCCGCGCCCTCATATTCAACGCGCACCACGCGGTCGCGCTCAATCAGTAGGGCGTCAGCAGAGTTGAGCAGCACAGTCACGGTGCCAAAGCCTGGGCCGTTGTACTCGTCGACAAACTGGATACCAGAGCCGCCCACAATCTCGCCGACAAAGGTGGTGTTCGTTGCATCGAATACCCGAAGGCGCAGACCGCTCACAGGAATTTGCCCTTGTATTGGATGACCGCAGTGCCGCCACCGGTCAGTACAAAGTTATTCGTGCCTGGCTGCAGCGTGATCCAATACTGAGTCCTATTGGCAGGGTTAGGTGTGACCTTGTCAATCACATTGGTGGTGCTTTGCAGCGCGGTAAACTGACCGACATTGAGTACGGCAGATGTTGAGGTGGTGGCCAGGCCGGTCAGTTCAACATAGTCGCCGGTCGTGGAGTTGGTGAGCCGTTGTGAGCTGCCACCGGCCAGGGTAACGATGATGTCATTGCTGCTCGTGTCACCGGTTACCACGAGCGAAAATGATGTCGTAAGGGCTTGCGTGGTTGTGTAGTTTTCGTCAGACCAGAAACTCGACAGCAGCGAAAACTCAGCCATCACGCGCGACACACGGTTGGATAGTTCCTCGATGTAGTCCAGCCCGCCGGTGTAGCGAGCCTGACCAACCGCAGTGCTCGTGCCGCTTGCGCGTTGCAGCGTCCGCTTGAATGTAAACGGCAGGCCACTATTGACAAACACGCTCACCAATCGAGCGATGCGGTCCAGGTAGATGCCCCGCGTCGCGCCCTGGACTAGCCCGCCCACCATGATGGTTGAGGGACCAAACCAAGGCTTGACAGCAACTGTGCCGGTGCGACCAGGCACCAAGAAATCTTTCTGCAGTATGGTCGGTGCGTGTGCTGTCGCGTCGATGCGTTGGATGGTCATCAGTGTTGAGAGGTCAACGTCGTTGATGTAATAAATGTCAGCCATCTAAACCACTCACCCATGCCATTCGTCGAAGAGATCGGGGCACGCTTGTCTCGGCACTTTCGCCAGCAGCAGAGACCACGTTCAGGTTTTGGATAGTGATAGACCGGGAAGATCCTGTTGGCGCTGATGTCGTAACCGGAGCGCCATAGTTTTGTATCGGCATTTGTCCACGGTTGAGCGCATCAAAAAAGTCGGCGCCAAAAGAGTTGACCGCCTGGGAGCGGATAACGAACTCGCCGTTGGACAGCATCGTCGGGATCATGTCGGACATCGGCCCGCCGCGGCCCTTGATCAGACCGCCGGTAGCGGAGCCGTACCACTCCTTAGCGGACACGCCGGCGGGTCGACCGTAGGTGGTTGTGTTGACCACGATCTCAATCGTTTTGCCCGCGAGCGTGTCGATCTTTGTCTGTAATGCAGTAACGTCAACACCGGATGTGAAGAGATCGTCAATCAACGCCTGGAACGGTTCTAGCAGTTGGTCGCGAGTTGCGGCGTCCATTCCTACTAGGTCAAGTTCGCTATTGAGATTCTTAAGCGCCGACATGACAATGTCTGACTCTTTGCCGAGATTTTCCTGCGTTTGCGTCACTTCGGAAAGATTGCCAACCACGTCATCTAGTGCGCGGGAGAAAGTTTGCCCAGCCTCGGTCGTGCCGTCAAAAGAAACACCCGTCTCGCCGAGCACGGTGGTAAAGTCTGTCCAAGATTTTTGATAATCCAACACCGTGCGATTGTCGTCAAGCAGCCCGTTAAGGGTGAGAAACTTGTTGATCGATTCGTCGATTGAGTCATTAAACTCGTTTTGAGCGTCGGTGCCATCTCTGACGGTGTCCGAGTTATTTTTCAGTGATTGCCTGGCGAACTCAACCTTGCCCCTGAACTCGTTAACCTCGCGGGCGGCTTCGTCGGCATCTCTGGCGTATTCATACGTCGCGGCGGCGGCGTTTTCTACGCCCTGCTTTTGCGCGACTAGCTCTTCCTCTAGATCAATTATGGCGCCGGACCAGTCGGAAATAATACCTTGGCCTGCATCGGCCCGGTCGATATAAACCTGCAGAGCGTCGCCGCCTTCAATATAGGCGCGCGCCAACTCCTGCTGATTAATGCCAAGGTCACGGACGGCGTCCATCATGCCCAGGTCTTGTAGGCGTCTGATGACCATCAGCTCGGCGTTCTCTTTTAGTTCGCCGTTTTGGTCGCGCAGTGACTCATTGAAGTCGCGTATAGCCGCGTCAGCCTGCGAGTTAGAAACCGCTAGGGAAGCGATGACGCTACCGATGACAACAATGGCAGCACCAATACCGGAAGAAATGAGTGCGGCCTTGAGCGCATGCGTGGCACCGACAGCGGCGACGAGCGCAACCTTGAGCCCAACGAACGCTTTTATCATTGAGCCGATCACGAGCAGCACCGGGCCGACAAGGGCAACCGCGCCAGCCATGAACACAATGAACGCCTGCGTCCCGGCGTCAAGGTCTGAGAAACTCTCAGCCAACCCGGTCATGACGTCGATCAGCGGTGAGACAGCATCAAAAACCGCCATAAGCGCGGGGGCAATCCCGTCGCCAAGATTGACGAGCAGGGTCTCGCCTTCGGCGCGTAGTTGCTCAAAGGTGAACGCGGCCTCGCCAACGCCCGTCGTCACAGCGTCAAAGGCTTCACTGGTCGTGCCGTTGGCCTTGGCCATCTCGCCAAGTTTGCGGACGTACTCATCACCCTGGGCACCGGACAACGCGAGGGCAAAGGTCTGCCCCTCAACGCTGCCCACAAATTTTGCGAGAGGTACGCCAGCGCGGTCGGCAGCATCAACAAGAAAACCGATAGCGCCCGCTAGGCCCTCTTGCTCGATGAGTGCCTTGCCAGACTCAATGCCGGCGTCCTTAAATGCACGAGTCGCATCGGCAGTCGGAGCGAGCAGGGCCTGGAGTCCACCGCGCAGCTGCGTTGAAACTTCAGCAGCCCCACCAGTGACGCCCGTGAACGTCGCCATCGAGGCGAACAGTTCCTCTTGCGTGACTCCCAACTCACTTGCGAGCGGGGTGACCTTGCCAATGCTTGCAGCCAACTCGGGGAAAGTTGTCTGGCCTAGTCGCACGGCCAGCAGCGCAAGGTCAGAGACCTGCAACACAGCAGCCGCAGACGTGTCGCCATAAGCCTTGGTCACCGCAGACGTGAGGTTAATCGCGTCAGTGGTTGTCGACATGCCAGCCTTGGCGGCGAGTGCGTTGGTCTCCAAGATGCCCACAGTGTCGGCTGTGTCGCCAAATGCTGAGACAACCTGGTAAAGGCCGCCGGTCAAATCAGACAGCGACGCGCCGACCTCGGGGCCAAGCGCGAGTAGTTCGTCTTTCAGTTCGCTGACCCGCTCAGTCTGACCGGGAATGAGGCTGGCTACGTTGGCCATCTCCTGGCCAAACTTGGTGGAGAACGCAACGGCAGCCGCACCCGCAGCGACAAGTGGCAAGGTCACGAACGTGGACAGGTTCTTGCCCACACTCGACATTCCTTTACCAATGTCGGAAAGTTTTGCGGTGCTCGACTTGGTGCTGGCCTCAAGTTTCTTGATGTCGCGCATAGCGCGAGCGAGTTGCTTTTCGTCGTATTCGGCACCGACAATAATTTGGATGCCTTTACCCGCGGCCATTACGGCATCAACCTATTGACGGCATCAGAGGCTTTATCTGCGGCCCGTTGCAGGTCTTCCATGATCTGCGGATATTCCTCAGCGATAGCCTTGTAAACCAACCGCCCACGTTTTTTGCCAGAATTCACAATACCGCCCATGCGCTGATTCGCCATGCGCGAAAGGCGAGCACCACGAACCGGGTCTTTGATCTTGTTCCCTGATCCCATAAACTCAGCCATCGTCGCAATGATGTTGCCGTCGGGTGAGGTGGTCCGAACGCGCACGCTCATGCCACGTCGAAGAGAGGTGGCCTGGACTTGTGTCCATCCAGGCCAACCGCGCCCACCGAAACCGCCAAGGCTGCCCGATGTTGCACGCCAACCAGATACGGGCGGCTGAGATGGTGCGCTGCTGCGCACGGCAGCAGCCAGGCCGACACCAATTTTGCTGACCTCTTGGCCCACTTCCTTTGCCGTCTTCGGCTCTAGTTGTCGCAGCGCCTTAAGTGTTTGGTCAACGCCAGTTAGTGAAATCATCAACCATTACCTCTGCTGTTGTAGGTTTCTCCACGACAAATACTTGGTCATGGTAAAAATCATTCGGTCAGACTCTTGCACCAAAAGCGATGGCGCAATCCCGGTTTCGCACGCAAGGTAGGCGATCAGCCAGTGGGCTGACTGGTCTCCAAAGGGACGATGTCTTCCGCCTTACCCGCCGCGACCATGTCAATGGTGTCAAGCCACGGCTCAAAGTCTAGCGGGGTTTGTTTGCGACGGTTCAGCGAATGCCATGCAAGCCAACACAAATCAGTCATGCGTAGGCCGTCGCCAAGTGTCACAACTGACTTGTCCCATTTAGACTCAAAGGCGACCAAGTCGGCAGCCGACGCAACGACATCGACTGCCGACTCATCATGGAAGGTCACACGCAGGTTTAGTTTCATTTCGTTTCCTTAGAATGTTCCGGTCGTGGACTTGATGACCTCGCCGACGGCGGGCCACGTCACAGAGAAGGTTGAGATATCGCCGACCTGCGAGTTGACTACATCTTGGTTTGAGCAAAGCACCGTCACGGTGTAGAGGGGTGCGGTAGCACTTGCGGTGCCTTGGCCTAGCGTGGCGCCAGCGAGCACGGTAATGCTCGCAGTGCCACCGAAGACGCTGCCGACGGTGTCGTTAACTGACCCGGCACCGTAGTCTGAATGAAAATCAATGGTGACGCTTGCGTCTTTCAATCCGGCGATACGCGACCGCGACGCCTGACCTAGTGCCGTGTCTTCGATTTCGTCCACAGTTTCGTTGATCGTGATGCTTGCGACATTGCTCGTGAGGTCAGCTGTGCCGAGCTTCACGCGCGTATTCTTACCAATAAATTTCGACATAGCCTGCTCCTTATGCAGCGATGACAGATACGAGAAACTCCCCAGTGATGTACGTTGCGTCACCAATAGCGAGGCTGCCCTGCCCTCGCATTTCAGTGACACGGCAGTCGATTGCTTTGCCACCTAGCGTGGCTTCGCCTTCGATTGCCGCCTTGATCGATGACCCACCGCTGGGGTTACAGTAGGTATCGAGCGAGGTCTGTGCGGTTCTCTCCGCAATGCGTCCCACGATGACGAGGACTACGAACGTGTACTCATCTGACCCACGGCCAAAGGCCTGGTCATAGATGACACGTTCAGGAAACACAACCGCGATGGGCGGGTTTGGTTGGTCGGGAAGGGTTGCCGATGTGCGTAGCCCGGAGATGGTGGCCAGGCGCGTGGCAATGCCTGCGCGCAACTCCGTCATGGTTGTCATCAGGCGATTCCACCAAATCGGCGATAACCCTCAATCAGTTGGCTGACGTCGGGATCGAGCCCGCGCGATACGCGCATCACCCCGAGATCCCCAAAGCCTGCCACACCGAGCGGGGAATCTAGGCGCTTAAAGATCCGTGATGATTGAATAATCGTGGCCTGAGTAACTGTAGGCGGGATGTTGGGCCAGCCATAGACGGCAACCACCTTGACGGTCGTCTCGTGGTCAACGGGGTAGACATAGTCACCAATAGCGCGGATGCGCGTAAACGGCCACACAAGGCCGCCTAGGTAATCGTTGAGCGGCTCTGGCTGCACGTCGCCTGTGTGCGCTGTCGCGTCCCAGGCAATGTCGTAAATACCATCTTCGCCGCTTGATGTTTCGACTGAGACGATCTCGCGGGCATCGTCAATCTGAACTAGGTACGGGTCGTGGGTTGCGTAGTAGCGGGTCGCTGTTCCAGCGGTGGTGAATGATCTACCACAATAGGCATCGATCAGGCGACTAGCAGACGACACGGCCATCTCTAAAAGGCTGTCGTCAACTGCGTCGGCTGAGGGAATACGCAGTGCCGACTTGATCTGTGCGAGCGTTGCGTACCCGTTGACAATCGCCACGGTTACCCTCCTATTTGGTAGTGCTTGCGCATCCAGTCGACCGTGAGCGGTAGACCTTCGGCCAATGTTGTTGCGGGGTTGTGGCCAAGCAAATCGCGGGCTTTAGAAATATCGGGGCGCTTGCTCGTCACGTTGTGCATATCGACGGGCAGGGTGGTTACTAGCGCGGGGTCAGCGCCCGTCAGGGCCAGCAGTTGTTTTGCCATGTCGGCAACCTCGACAAACTCCGAGCCGCCAACGTTGATGGTTTCGCCAGCGGTGAAGTTCTCAGCAGCGTTGGCCAGGGTCGGGATGAAATCGCCGACATACATGAAGACCCGGTGGTAGTTCTCATAGACCGTGATCGGCTGGCCAGTCAAAAGACGGTACGCGAACAGACACACCACTGAGCGGTAATCGTGATAACGCTCGCCAGGTCCGTAGGCATTGAAGAAACGCAACGTCATGGTTTCGTTACCGTGGCGGGCCGCGAAGTTGGCAACCTGCATTTCGTTTACGCGTTTACTGATCGCGTAGTCATTGGTCAGGCGTGGCTGTGGGTTTTGGCCTAGGTACGTCTCGAGGATGTCCGTTAGCGGTTCAGCCTCGCCGTATACCTCACTCGATGAGGCAAACACATGCTTAAATCCTAGCTGCGCCTGAAGTTCAAGAATGTTGCGGGTGCCAATAGCGTTGGTGCGCCAGACCTGCTCGTAGTGCTCCTCGCCGTTGATGCGGCCAAACTCCGCGGCCAGGTGGTAGATGATGTCAAACTCACCGATACGGTCGAGGGCGTGCTCCATCTGGCGGTAATTACCAATGTCGGCGCGCATGGTCTGTCGGTCGCGGGTGTGCTGCAGCTCGATACCCCACACGTCATGACCGCGAGCGCGCAGCTCCTGAGTCAATGGTGCGCCAATAGTGCCAGCCGATCCTGTCAAGACAATCTTCATGATTCCTCCACCAATGCCCAGAAGCGCGGAGGCTGCTGGGCTAGTACGGTCGCGGGGTCGCCGGGCTCTAATCGCCCGACCTGGGAGTTGGTTACGATCTCGCAGCCCGCCAGCGTGGCCTCGATGACCACGAGAGGGCAGGCGTCGCGCTCTTTGGGTAGATGAATGAACCAACGTGCGCGGCTCATGTGGTCCATGACTACGTCATGGTCGGCGTTCTCTAACTCAATCAGTGACACACCTTGGCGCTGTGCCCAGATGCGGGCGTTGACCTTGCCCTTTGCTGGATGCTTGCGGCCCGCGAATAGCGCGAAGTTTTCTTTGGTGCCTGGGCTCACACTGCCCGGCGGGACGGGTGAGTGGATAAACGCATCGGCGCGGTTTGTCCACTCGGCTTCCCAGCCCATGTGCGCAGAGCTCATGGTGAGAAACCGTCGCGCCTCGGTGAACAGGGTGCGCTTGGCTGGCGTTCGTGTCTGGTGATGCTGCACCCAAATGATCGGGTGAGCCTTGGCTAGTTGCAGCATCGAGGCTTCACTCAGTTTGTCGGTGCCGGTAATAACGATGCGGTCGTATTGGGGATCTATTGCCTGCTGCCAATCCTCGGCAGCGATCCAATCAAGGTCAACGTGGTCGGGCTTGGCGTTAACCATGTAGTAGTTGTTACGCTCTGCGCCGCCGGCAAACATGCCCGGTAGTAGAGCATCGTTGCGCTGCTCAATTTTTGGTATGTGATGAGTCAGCCATGCCACCTTCATGGCAGCAAGACATCCAAGATTGGGCGCCAGTGGTCACGGTAAACAACGTCGGCGTCGTAGGCTGCAGCAAACTCAATGGCTTTAGTTGAGCGACCTTGGCCACGTTCATAAGCCTCGTTGAGTGCGTCAATGATCGTGGCGACAATGGGAGTGAAGAACCATGCCTGCTGCGGGTCGTCCCATTGTGGTTGCACTTTTACTTTCCAGCCATCACCGACTAGCTCAGACTGTGAGGTTGCGTCAGACACAATGACCGGTGTGCCGCACGCCTGGGCTTCGATGGCGGGCACGCCAAAGCCTTCGCCTCGTGATGGCTGCAGTAGCACATCCATTGCCGTGTAGATAGCGGCCAGGGCCTGCTTGGGGATGCCCATGCGGTAGGTATAAGAGTCGGCAAACTTAACGCGATCCATTGGCACCCGACAAGCCTTGAGCAGTGCCTTGAGATCGAGGCCTTGCATTGCTCGGCTGGGCTCGGTGTGTAGGTATAGCCACACGTCATTGCGCTTTTCCATCAGCACGGATGCTGCCAGGAAAGACTCCGCGAATGACTTGCGATCTAGTGCGCCTTTGTTGGCGCTGACCATGCCAATCAAGTAAGCATCCTCAGGGATCTGCATCCATCTGCGCGCGGTGACTGCGCCTTCGGTACCTTGAATCATCCTGGTCGGCTTGAATGTCTTTGTGTCGATTGCGTGGGGTGCGTAGAGAGATTCGATGTCGAGGTTCTCAATCGCGGCCTTACCAAACTCGCTCATCGCAATCGGTGTGACTTGTGGGCGTGCCAGCCACTTGGCGACCTCGGGAGGTACGGGGTAGTGGTCAACCGGCACCCACGATGCAATGCGTTCTAGTAGATCCCAGCCCGCGCCACGAAATACCCAACAATCGAACAGGGTAACGACGAGAGGTTGAATACCGGTGGGCTTACCCCAGTCCATTGCGTACGCGGGGATTACGTCATTGCTGTACGCGTCAAGCCCACGCGGGAAGACGGGTATGCCTTCCCACTCCGTGCGCATTCCCTCTAGCCCGTAGTTGGCTGCGACCGCAATTTCTTTGCCGTCCGCTTTGAGGCGGGCGACGACTTGCTGCGTTTGCTCGCCGTATCCCGTTGCGGCCCAGGGGGCGTTGGAGGCCCAGAGAATTCTTCGCGTAGCAGTCCCAGCCGTATCAGTTGCTCGGCTTCCGGTCCTGAGATCTCCACTGGCGTTCCGAGAACGTGAACGATCCTTGTTTCTTTTGGTTGCATTACTCACCGTGTTCCCTTTCTGTGCGCAGAGTGGGTGGCCGGCCCCAAGCCCCCTGCGCAAAGCCTGAGGCCGACCACGTTCAAGATGCCTACGATCAGGCAGTACCACCGAGGAAATGCTTTACATGGCTGGCCTGCGGCAAGTTGCCATCGACGCGCCAGGTAAAGCGCAGCACTGTGGTGTCCACGTCAAACTTGAAGTCGTCAGAACGGGCAACCTGTAGGCCACCCACGCTGCGGACGTAGTACGACGGGAAGTGGCCAGCAATGACCGACCTAGATGCAGATCCGACCGATCCCATAGCGGGGTTTTCGATCAGATCGAAACCAAGAATGCGGTCAGGGGTTGAGGCGTCCAGTGTCGGGGTGAAGATGTAAGAACCGTCGCTGGTCTTCAATTTGCGCATCGCGCCAATCGTTGAACCGCTTGCCATCACACCGAAACCGGGAAGACGACGTGCAGCACCATCGAGGGAGTAAATGAGATCAATGAGATCGTCACCGTCGAATCCGCCAACTGCCTTGACGCCAGCAACAGCAGTGCCACCGGTCTTGCCAAGAGTTGAGGCGTCAACAATGCCCTTTGGCTGCACTGTGCCGGTGCCGGTGGTGAGGTTGTTATTGATCCGCACGCCAAACTCATTGCCAGCCTGACGGGCAACAAAGCCCAGCACGTCAATGTTGGAGTCGGTTAAAAACTCGCTTGACAATTCCACGAGGAAGGAATACTTGTATGCCTTGAGTGTGGTCTTGCCAAATGACGGGTCAGACTCGTCAATCGCTACGGCTTCACCCTTGATGGCTGCAGTGGAGAACGTAGCCAGGCTAGGCAGTACGAGATCCTCACCGGATGTCGTGGTGAGAACAGTTACCACACTGGGGTCGAGCATCGGACCGACGAGACGCGCCTGATCGATGACCAAGTTACTAAAGGTCGTCGGCACGGGTGCGTTACTCGTGGACTTCAGCAAGTCGCGTGACTCCACCGCGAAGGTGTGGCCACGACGTTCACCCGAGAGAATCTCACGGATGATGTCGGCGTCAGTGTTTGCCGGAGCAGTCCGACTTTCCACGGGCCGCGCGATGTCTTCCATGCCGCGCAAAGAAGCGGCAATCTCAGACTCGCGGGCTTCGGCATCCATGACATTCTTAATAAGCACTGCGCGCTCGTCGAGGTCGGCATTGATGCGGTCGTACTTTTCCCGCTCTTCAGCGGTCAGGTCTCTTGATTCATTGCCAGCAGCGTCGAGAAGCTCTTTGGCCTCGTTCCATGCACGCTGGCGGCTCTCGATCTGCTTCGATAGGAAGTCAGACAAAGGACTCACCTCATTTCGTGATTGATGGATGCGCAAGGATGGAAGGGTCCGTGGGGCTCCCCAACGGGATAAACTCAACGCGGGGCTCCCCGGCGTTGAGAAACTCAGATGGCTTTATAAGCCAGGTCAAGCTTGGCGCGCAGTAGGTCTAGCGCGGCCACGACGTCGCCCTGATCAGCGATGCCTTCGGGCTCAGGTTCAGCCGGCGACAAATCGCCGACGACAGTCGACAACAAGTCGGCCTGGTCACGAGTTAACTCGGTGCCAGTCTCGAGCGCGTTAAGTGCTAGCGCCAGTTTGCTGGCGTCTTGCCCGGTGCGCTCGGCGAGGATGTCGACAGCGCGTACCTGGGCGCTTGTTGCTTCATAGGCTGGAAACGTCACAACCGAAACCTCAAACAGGTTGATCTCTCGAAGTTCGCGGGTGGCGCCATTGTCTGACCAGATATCACCGCCATTGGGTACGCTGAAACCAAACGACATCGACTCAACATCTCCGCGCTGCATCAGCACCGAAAGGTCGCGGCCAACGGTCGTGGCTGGCAATGTCGCGTCGGCGCGTAGCCCGTGGCCATCCTCAGACAGTCGCAACGTGCCTGAGCGCGTAGCGCCTAGGACTTTCTCAGGGTTATGGTTCAGGAGCATCCGCACGTTATTACGAGCCGAGAGCGTGCGTGAAAACGCGCCAGGCGCGATGGTCTCAACGAATGGCAGCGGTTGGCTCGGCGAGTTGAACACCGCGGCGTAACCGGCAAAGGTCATACCATCGTCGGCGTCGCGCATCTCCCACTCGTCAACAGTAATGGTGCGTGTCTCAAGATTTTTCATGACGCTCCTAGATTTCCGCGTTAGCTTCGGGCTGCAGCTGATTGGATGCCAGCCCTGTATGCGCCATGCCTGGCAAGTCAAGGGCGTTGAGTACCGCTGTGGGGTCGTATCCGACCTGCACCAATTTGGATGCCATCTCTACCCGATGGCTTGTCTCGACTAAATCCGCAGCGGTAGTGCTGATGTTCGCTAGCGGTACACGGCAAGGGTCGCCGCCATCAACCGGGCGCATGTCGAGTAGACCGCGCACATCGTTCACCGACATGTAACCGGCCTGCAACGCGGTTGAGAAAATCTGGGCCTGCGTGCTGGAGTCGCCGCGTAGTAATCCGTCCACGTTGAGACGCAAGAAAGCATCGTCAGTGAGTAGGCGACTGTGGGCTTCCTCGATCTTGGCGACCAAGGGCAGCAGTGAGTAGCGCACGAATTGAATGGCGTTGTGTTCTACAGATGCGTAACTCATGGCACCGGGAGTGTTGAGACCAATCATGGATGGCGGCACCCGGAAGATGCGTGAGATTTCCTCAACGGCAAACTGACGAGATTCCAGCATCTGTGCCTGCTCAGCATCAGACCCGACCTTTGCAAACTTGGCGCCGCCACTTAAGACACCGGGGCGGTGTGCCTTACTCAGACCTTTGTGCGCAGACTCAAAAGCCGTTGATAGGTCTTTGGCTTGCTCCTGTGTGAGGTTGCCGGGAAACTCAATAACACCAGACGTGCTTGCACTGTTGGAGAAGTAGCGCGAAGCAAACTCATCAAGTGCCTTGGCTAGGCCGAGGGTCTGCTTCAATTCGTCGACGCGGCTGACGCCCTTAAGTGTGCCGGGCCTGCGCATCTCGGTGATGTAGAGAACATCCTCGGCAGCAAGCACCGCGGTGCCACCGTCAATGACGTACTCGGGGCGCCTGGTCGTTGGGTTGCGTCGCGGCTCAACGCGGCTGGGGTCCAGGGGAAGCAGCGCTGCGACATCGCCACGACTGTCGCGCAGGATCTGCACAACAGCACCATGAGAGACGAGCATCGACACGACTAGTTGCTGCATGTAGTCGATACGACTAGAGCCGGGGCCGTCAGGTTCCATGACCCACGCGGGGCGTGGGCGGTACAGTTCGCGGTCACCGTCGCGGCGCACATAGGTGTCGGCCGGCAAGGATGAGATGGTGTCGGACAGCAGCCGCACGCAAGCGTAGACAGCGCCAATCTGTAGAGAGTTTTGCTGCGAGACCGACGAGCCAGCCCAGGTGGTCAGGGTTGAGACGTCAACACCTGAGCCGAAAATCTGCTGGTACGAAAGATCGCGATCTTCATCGCGGGGGGTGAATAGTCGGTTAAGCATCACTCACCCCTTTCCAGGGCAATACCGGCGAGCACGCACAGCGCACCACCTACGACGAGTCCAAGCCAGATAGCAATGAAGGCACAGCCGACAGTGATCGCCACGAGCCCGACCAACTGCAGCGCTAAGGCAATGCGCATGGGGTCACTCCTACACGTTGAAAAACTGTGGCACGAGTGCCTCGGGTTCAGCCTCGCGTGCGAACGTTGCACGATCAAACGCCATGACAGCGCAGACTGCGGCATCAATTTTCCTAGGAGATCCGCGGTGCTCTTTCACGATGCGCGGGCCTAGTCGGTCGATCTTGATGACCGTGTTGTCCAGATGCCGTGACAGAATCGCCGACTGATCGTGTGCAATCAATCCGCCGGTCACCGCGTCGTAAAACTTAGAGCAGGCAGGCACCATGCGTGCCGGACTACTTGATGCGTACTCGATGATGGGCACACCTGATGAGGCGAGCGCATCCATTGAGCGTTGCCACCGGTAGGGGTCAAACGCAACCTCAACAACATCCCAACGGCCACAGGCCTTCATGACCTCGGACTCAACCTCGGAAATATCGACGCGCCAATCTTCACGGTCGGTGGGCTGTTTCTCCCAGTTGCCGATCAACCAAATGCGCGGGATCTCTTCCAATGTCACGCCAACAATTGCGGTGGCGTCACCGGAGAAAGAACCGTCGACACCGAGGACACAGCGGGTGCCATCCTCGGGTATCTCACACTCAGGCAGTGCCGACCACGCACCATTGGGTAGCCAAGCATGCTGGGCTGATACAAAGACGTTGGTGCGCTTCGTACGAAACTCTGCCTCGGGCGTGCGCTTGACTGCTGACTCGAAATCTTCAGGGTCTTGAATGTCACCAAAACCGGGGTTCGATATCTTCCAGTTCTTTGGATCTCGGTGGTCACAGTCGCTCGCAGCCTGCCACCATGCACCAAAAAATGACGGGTCATCAACCTCACCCGCGGCTACCTTTTGCGCGTATTGGTAGAGGCCATACGCGACAGAGTCTTGACCGGTGGAGTCTGTACGCACACCAGCAGTCGTGATGGCTAGCGTCAGTGCGTCGTAACGCGCGGCCTGAGCAAGCGTCATCACGTCCCACAGTTCGCGGTTAGGCGCGGCGTGCAGTTCGTCGTACAGCACGAGGGTTGGTGATAGTCCCTCTTTCGTAAACGCCTCAGACGATAGGACTCGATACACCGAGCCCGTTGAGGGAACCTCGATGGCGTCGCGGTAAAGCTTGGCGCGCTCCATCAGGTCAGGCGACTGCTCGACCATTGCCTTGGCTGAACCAAAGACGATGCGGGCCTGGTCGCGGTCAGCCGCACATGAGTAAACCTCGCCACCGCGTGGTCCCATGAACAGACCATGCAATGCGATGCCAGAGCCCAGCGCACTCTTGCCATTCTTTCGAGCGAGTCCGACTAGGCCGGTCTTGTGCTTGAGCCGACCATCAGCGCGGCGCGCAAACAGTGACGCCATGAGACGTTTCTGCCACGGGCGTAATAGCAAAGGCTCACCGGCATTACCGCCGACTGAATCCTTGACCTGAACACAAAACGTCTCAATAAACTCGGTGACGTGAGCGCCGTCGCCGCGTCGAACATCGGCAGGCTTCACAGGTGTCAGGATGGCCGGCGGCCATCCTTTAGTTTTGGCAGCCATCGCAGAGGCTCCTAGGTTATGTGCGTTTGGATCGCTTGGCCTCTAGCTCCTCAAACTTTGAGCGGGCCTTGACCTCAGCAAGCCCGAGGCGCGTACGCGCAGCGGGATCAAACCCGAGTTGACTGAGCCACTCAGAGATTTCACGATTCAGTTCGCGCAACTGCTTGCGCGCCTCAGTCGACGCTTCGGCGACGGGCAGCAATCGGGCACGCTCCTCCAGCGACTCTCGCAGCATTGCTAAACGGATACCGTCCGTGCGTGCAAACCACGGGGCGCCAACATCCATGATGTCGGCGAAGATGTCGACGGGCTCCATCTCGTGCGGGGACTGGTCGACCGCGTCAACTGCAGCCAAGGCGGCTCCTTGCTTTGGCCCGTGGCGCGTTGCGTTCCATGTGCCCGTGCGCTTGTGCTGTTCCAAAGGTTTCGGTGGTCTTCCTCGCTGAGCCACGGTCAACCTCCTAGGCGATCAGAATGCTCTCAAGTTGTTTGACTCTTTCCTGAGTCCAGTCAGTGCCACCGCCCGAGGCAATGACTTCACGATATTGCTGCAGCTGCAGCAGCCGCGAGTGGCGCAATTCAGTGCCCGTCAGGCGGCCTCGCGCTTGCTTGAGTTTCGTGTCGTGACGCCTTTTTGAGCGATGCGCTGCCACTCGACAAGTGCCTGAGCAGTAGCGCGCGTCAGCTCGAAAGCCGCGAAGTCGGGACGTACACCAGGCGCAAGTCATGAAAAACAGTGTAACGGCTACACGAGGCGTGCGCGGGTAAATGGCGAATGAAAAACGCCGGGGGATAAAAAATCCATATCAGCCTGTCGACGTTGCGGTGGCACCGTGACAGCGGGCTACCGCGGGCCATTCTGGGTGCAATTTGCTGAACCCTATCTTGAATTGTGCAAAACTATGTGCTTGCA